TAGCATGAGCACGATTTTCACCCCTTTTAGCTCCCAAGTGTGAAGAATTGTTCACTATGTGAACGAAAATCCTCCCGAAACCGTGGGATTTGACATGTGCCCTCATTCATCGCGGCACAACAGCGGAGTCTCAATCATTATTCAATGATGCTCTAATCGCAATTAACGCTGGCTGTTTAACTCCAAAACGAAGTGCATCAAGTAATCTCCCAATTGCTATCGAAAACCCCATACTGCATTGGGTAACCTGGGGAGAGCTTGCAAGGTGGGCCGTAAAGGCCGGCAAGTCCATTCACCCGATTTTCAAACAATATGGTTTTGTTTCAAGCATGGCCGTGGAATCTAGCGCAAATCCAAAACGTCAAAATCTACCGGCGCTAAAGCAGAACACCAATCCCTGCCTCACACCCACCCCCAAGTTGAGGCCAAACCAGGAAGCCCAGTTTAATTGTCGGAATATTGCCGAGGAGGAATGGAAAAAAAATCCCCAAATGACCATAACTGCTATGGCCCGACAGGTTAGAACGCTAATTGGGAGCGCCGATAAAATGTACACCGAGAGGACCACCTACGAATGGATCAAGGATCTGAAACCTGGTCCCAGAAAAGGTGGCAGGCCACCAAAGAAAAAACCTCCGGTCTAGCTGACAAAACCTCCCGTTAACGCATGACCAACCATCCTCCCGTTGAGCGAAAATCGCGCTGTAATTTCTGGCGATTAAGCATCTAAAAACCTCCGGTCTAACTTAAAAAACCTCCGGTCTAGACTTCGCGGGAGTTTTTTCTTTTGGTCATGTCCGCTATCTCTTTGCAACAAAGGAGGTAACAAAATGGCAATTGAAAGCGACGGGCGGTATCTGACTTACTCCCAAGTAGAAGACCGGTACGGGTTGAGTCAAATTTTTTTAAGGACGCGCGTTCACCGACGAGAAATCCCCCATATCCGACTAAGCCGACGAATGGTTCGGTTCGACAAGAAAGAGCTCGAAGCCTGGCTTCGGGATTGCTCCGTGAAGCCCGAACCAAAGGAAGCAAGGGGCGCCCAAAATGCGTGAACATTTTTACTCGGTGTGAACAAAAGTTGACAGCTTGGGACAACTCCGCTACTAGTGAATATGTCCCGGCCCGCTGAAAAGACTTGCATCTACCGCCACCCAAACGGCCGAAAGTGTGAGGCCTACCGCCTCAAGGATCGCCCTTATTGTTGGGCCCATGATCCCGAGTACACCCCGGCCGCCTTCGAGCGCCGAAGCAAGGGAATCCAAACCACCAACGCGCGAAACGGGGGGCTTACCGATCAACCCGCCCCGCCGGCCGATGGCCCGCCCAGGACTCGAGCCGATCTCCTCGCCTACCTCCAAGAGACAATGGAAATGGTGCGAAACGGCCGCCTCGATCACCGCCGGGGCGATGTGGTCATGAAGCTAGGCAAGCTCGCCCTGGAAAACATCGAGGAGCTCGAGGAAGAAACGGCCGAGGCTGAGGCGGACGCAGAAATCGCCAAGCTGGGAGCGGTGTAATGGCAAACCTTTTGGATAAGCTCGAAAACATCAAGATGATCAAGGATTACATCCGGTGGCGTGCAGGCGCCGAGGGGTTCAGCGCCGAGGCCCTAAAGATCGACGTGAGCGCGAGCATGGAGCGGCCGGAGTACAAGGTCAATCTTGAGTACGGGGGCTTTGGTAGCCAGTACACGATCCATGAAGACGACAATTACAAAGCGCCAACCTGGTGCTCGGTCGAAACGATAAAAGCCCTTCGAGATCTGAACCACTACATCCTAGCCCACGCCGCCAAAGCCGCCCCGAAGCCCGAGGAGCCCCCGGAGCCGATCGAGGAAAAGCACGTCACCTTTGCGGCCCTCAAGGAGTTTGAGGCGGCCATGCATAACCAGCTTGCCCAGATTGAGCGGGAAATGGGGTTTGAATCGGGCCGGGTTCAAGTTACATCAGCCCAGCGCAATGAAGATGACTCAGGCACATGGCGCCTAGCTGCCCTCCACCCATCCACCGGTAGTAAATGCCTAGCAACGATCCATTTTACAGCGGTTGATATCAGATACCTTCAGCGCAACCCCCACGATCTGGAACACCTCGCCAAAAAGAAGCTACAAGAGGCAATCGATTCCATCCGCTGGGAAATCCTAAACGTGAGGCCGGAGGCGCCTGACTGATGGGCAACGCCTGGGATGATCTCAACGGCGGGTGGGCCGGCGCCGATAAGCCAAAAAAGGGAGCAATGAACCCGCACGAAACCAATGCAGAGTGGGCAAAGTTTTCGGTGTACGACCCCGGAAACGACGCCGACGAAAGATTGATCCTTGGGAATTGGCTTGATCATCTAAGAGCCCTATACCGTGAGGACAAGGCCGATGGTAGGCGGCGGCTAAAATCTATCGCCAAGCTTGGTAAGCATGGGTGGAGGGCAAAACGGGATCAGGTTGCCGATCTGATCAAACGCTGTCCTCCGATCATAATCCGATCCATTCATGATCAACCGTGCTATGGGTTCATTTGCGCAGAGTATCAGGGGAGCGATCAAGTGCTCCACTTCCTTTACATCCGGGACATGTGGCGCCGGCGGGGATTCGCAACAACGTTAATGAGGGTTTCATTTAACCGACTGGGGAAGGATCCCATTTTTTATACCCACCCAATGCTTGCCACTTTCTTTTATCGGGACAAGTGGAAGCTAATTTACAAACCGAAAATGATAGTACGGAGGGAAGATGATCACCCATCTAATGCTCCAAGCCCCCGAGGGAATCCCCGGATCCTCGGGGCGTAACATCTCGGTGGGGGACAAAGGCCGCGTTGCGAAGGCCGTGATCCCCCATGAGCTCTACGGCCAGCCCGGGTTTATCGTGGTCTGGTCACGGGATGGATTCGTGCCGAGCTGGATCCCGATGGCCAACGTCAAGCATGTTGAAGATGATAGTTTGCCTGGAATCGTCGCCGAGTGGGAAGCCCGCGAAGCTAAATCGTGCCGCGTAAGCCACGCCCGCAACCAAAAAGAAAAAGCCTAAGCAGGATACGGCTATCCGTACTCCGAGGGCTTTTCCCTAACCAGCTAGCGGTTAGAAATGATCCGGCGAAGAAAAAATGCATATGGACAACCCGGCGGGCGGGAAAGACCACAACGGTACTCGCCGATTTTATCGATGATGGCCTTGCCATCCCGGGATCCAAATATGTCTTTGTCGCGATCACCTTGCAAAGCGCCGAAACCATCGCCTGGGACATGCTCCACAAAATGGACAAAGCCCACGGTATCGGGATCGATTTCAAGGATGCAAAGCTCAAGGCTATTCTCCCCGGTGGATCCTACATCCGACTTTATGGCGCCGATAAGCCAGGGTGGGCGGCCCGGATTTACGGTCAATCCCTTCGCAAGGCCGCAATTGATGAAGCGGCTTTTTACCGCGTCGATATCAAAAACCTTATCGATGATTACATTGAACCTTGCGTACTCGATCAGGACGGCGAGATCTACGTGATGTCAATCCCTGGCCATATTCCCCGGGGCCTTTTTTGGGATATCACGAAGGGGTGGAGCTGGAGTGAGTCTTTCTCGGCCAGGCCCAGCGAAACCATGCCGGGGTGGAGCTGTCATAGATGGACAACCTATGACAACCCCTATGCTCGTGATCTGTTCATGAAAAAGATCGCCCAGCTCAAGGCCGAAAACCCCGATATCGAATCCGACCCTTCCTTTATCAGAAACTACCTTGGCGGGTGGGTGACCGAGATCGGGGAGCGGGTCTATGCCTTCGATGAAAAGAAGAACACGGCGGCCCGGTATGAAAAGCTTGACGGTGATCAGCATATCCTCGGGGTGGATTTCGGCTGGGATGATGCAACGGCCTTTTCGCTCGACGCCTGGGGGCCAGGTCGAAAAGAGATCGTGGAGATAGAGAGCTTCAAACAATCGGGGATGTTTCTCGACGATATCGCAAGCTACGTGAAGTATTACATGGAGGCTTTTCCTAACCTCCGGCTGGTAGGCGATCCCGCCCACAAACAGCTATTCGAAGAATTTCGCCGTCGATACCAGCTCCCCCTTATCGAGGGTGAAAAGCCCAACAAGTATGACTGGATCGCCACGATCAATTCTGATTTCCGGGCCTCCACAATCAAGATCGTGAATCCTAAAGAGTCCCCCCATTGCGAGGAGATGAGCCATTTAGTCTGGAAGGTGCGCCCCAATGACGGCCGCCGGGTGGAACAACCGGGGCTCCCCAATGATTGCTGTGATGCTTTCCTTTTGGCCTATCGCCAGGCCTATCACTATCGATTCGAGCCCGAATATCAGCCCCCGACGCCTGGGAGCAAAGAATTTTACGACGCCGAAGAAAAACGGATCGAGGAATACCTAGAAGCGGAGCTAGATGATCATGAGTACAATTGAATCCATCCCCAAAAAGAGCACGCGGTTTTGGCACAAAGAGCCGGTCAAACGCAACGAAAGCAACAAGTACATTTTTGATACCCTTCGGGCCCTGAAAGACGATATCACCGCCCGGGCCGAGGCCTACAAGCGGTGGCTAGGGCTCTACCTCAACCGCGCCAACGTCGATTTTTTCCCCACGGCCCACACGTCCCTAAGTGACGCCTACCGCAAGGCCACCAAACAGCAACCGCTCGTGATCAACGCGATCGAATCGTGCATTGCGGCCCTGGCGGCCCGAATCGCAAGCCAGCGGCCCCGGGCCGAATTCCTAACCTCGATCGACGGGCCCGACGTTTGGGATCTGTATCTGATGGCTAAACAGCTATCCAAGTTTGTTTCGGGGGTGTGGCGAAAGCAGCGGGTCTATCAAAAGGCCGTGCTGAGCTTTCATGACGCGGGGATCTTCGGCCTCGGGGCGATCAAGGTCTGTGAAAACTCCGATGGGGATGGTATCGAATTCGAGCGGGTCTTTCCCCTCGAGATCGTTGTAGATGAGCGGGCGGCCATGTTTTGCAGCCCCCGCGTTTATTTTCAATATAAATTCGTGCCCGCCGAGGTTTTGAAGTACGAGTACGATGCAAAGGATCAACGCAAGGCGATTGATGATGCCATCGGAAAGCCCCTGCTCGACTATGGCGAGCTCTACGCTCACTCAACCGATCTTGTGTCCGTGGTGGAGGCCTGGCACCTTCCCAGCGGCAAGGATTCGGGCGACGGGCGCCATGTGATCTGCGTTGACGGCCTCGATCTGGTCAACGAAGAGTTCAAAAAGTCTCGGCCCCCCTTCGCTTTTTTTCATTTCAACGCCCCGGTGATCGGGTGGTATCCACAGGGCCTTGTGGAAAAGGAAAGCTCCATTCAGGAGCACTTCAATACCAACATGCAAAAGTTCCAGCGGGCCCTTCATTACATGGCCTCGGCCAAGATCCTTGCCGAGGAGGGGAGCGTTGAAAAATCGCACCTGACCAACCGTGATGGGGATATTCTCTGGTACAAGCCGGGAACCCGCCCCCCACAGGTGAGCTTTCCCCCGACGCTACCGGCCGAGTTGATCAAGTACAATTGGGAGATCTACGGTAAGATCTTCCAAGACTCGGGGGTGAGTGAGCTTTCGGCGGCCTCGATCAAGCCGGCGGGCATCGAATCAGGCAAGGCGATCCGTACCCTTCAGGACAACGAAACCGGCCGCCATGCCCTACGGTCCCTCAACTGGGAGGATTGCTTTGTTGATCTGTCAGAATTGACCGTTGACGCGGCGGCCGATGTATACCGCCGGCGGGGAAGTTACAAGGTGCGCTTTTTGGAGCGGGGCTATGCCGAAACGATCGACTGGAAGGACGTGAACCTTGATCGTGACGTGTACGAGCTCCGGGTTTACCCAACCAACATGCTTCCCACCACACCGGCCGGCCGGCTGGCCACGGTGGAGGAATTGATCAACTCCGGGCTGATCTCACGCGAGCAAGGCCTCGAGCTCTTAAACTGGCCCGATCTGGATCAGTTCGAAAGTCTCGAGGGGGCGGCCTCGAGAGACATTGACATGCAAATTTCCCGGATGCTTCGCGGTGAGCCCCAATTGCCCGAGCCCGAGCAAGCCCTTGACTACGGGATCAAACGGGTGATCAGCGCCTTGCTGTGGGCCAAGTGGCGCGGGGCCCCCGAGGAGCGGCTACAACTGCTCCTGGACTGGAAAGAAAAGGCCCTTGAGATATTGCAGGCGGCGGCCCCCCCGCCCCCCATGGCGCCCCCTGGGGGCCCGGAAATGGGCCCTGACATGGGAGCCCCGCCCCCGGAAATGATGGGCCCCCCGCCGGGGATGCCCCCACAATAGGAGGATGAAGTGCCCCCTGAAATCAGACAACCAGAGATCAAGCCCTTGAATCAAATCTATCAGGCCCCGGCGCCGGAGGCCCAGCCCCCCGAGGCCGGAGGCCAGGCGGCGGCCGAAGGCCAGCCCCCCGAGCTGCCCGGCGCCCCGCCAGCTCAGGAGCCCCCCGCCGAAGGCCAGCCCCCGGCGGCCGAAGGTGCCGAGGCCCCGCCCCCCGAGCAGGCCGGCGGCCAGGAGGAAAAGCCCCCCGCCACCCCCGACGATTCGCCGGAGGCCCGGGCCCGGGCGGACCTCGAGCGCCGTGACCGTGAGCTTTTCCAGCGCGAAACCTGGATGAGCCAAAAGATGCAAGAGCTCAAGCAATGGGAGCAGATCCGCCAGCTGGCCCGGGACAACCCGGCCGAGGCGGCCCGCCAGCTTGGGATCGATACCTTGCGCTTGGCCGAGGGCCTAATGGGCGGCCCGCCCCAAGAGCAGGGCCAGGCCGAGGGCTCCACCGGTGACAAGGTGCTGGACTACATCAAAAAGCTCGAGACAAAAATCGAAAGCCTGGAGGGTGGGTTTCACCGACAAACGGCGGTGGGCGAGATCAAGTCCGGCCTATCCGCCGGCCGGGAGCAATACCCCATGCTCGCCACGGTGGCCGAGTCTAACCCGGGGTTCTACGAACAGCTGCACAAGCTCCAGGAACAATACCGCCAGGGGGGCCGCCAAGTAGAGCTCAGGGAACTTTTCCAGCAACAAGAGGACTTCTACACTCAATCCATGCTCCAAAGTTTGACAAAAGTTTTATCTGTGCCCAAACTCAGAGATAAGGTTTCAGAGCTGATCAATAAGCAACCCCCGGGCGCCACCCAAAAGCCACCCCCCCCAGCGGCCCCGCCAGCTCAACGGACGCTAAGAAACAACATGAATGCCGAGCCGCCCTCGGAAGTCCCGAGGCCCAAGACCCCCGAGGAAGCGGCCCTTGAGGCGAGGAAATTCAAACTCTGGGCCGATTGAAAAAAAAGCTCGAAAGCGCCCCGCTATAAGCAACCACGGCCACCAATAAGCAACCCAACCAAGGCCACCGGGGATCTTCAGGAGCGATCCAGGAGATCTCATGGGTACCTTAGACGCGACCGCGTTTGATTACTCCCTCAAAACCCGATATTCCGATGAAGTGGTCCAGTTCATGGCGTACAAGGACAATCCTTTTTTCGCCATGGTCAAAAAGGATCAAAAGTTCGGCGGGAAAAACTTCGGTTTCGCCATGCAGTATTCCGGCGGTGGCGCCGGCCGAAGCTCCACCTTTTCCACCGCTCAAACCAACGCCTCGGCCGGCAAGGGTGTTGACTTCACCCTGACCCGCTCGAAGGATTACGCGGTGGCCAGGATCGACGCTGAAACCGTGCTGGCCTCGGAAAACGACTCCGACGCCCTGCTTTCGGCGGTGGAAGATGAGCACGACAAGGCGCTGTACAAGCTGATCCGCTCCATGGCGATCGGCATGTTTGGAAACGGTTCCGGAAAGCTTGGGACCGTTGACTCCCCCGGCGCCTCCACCACCTTGACCCTCGAAAATTCAAGCGACGTGACCAACTTTGAGGTTGGCATGAGGCTGGTTTTCGCGGCCGATGAGGCCTCGGCCCTTCGGGACTCGGGCAAGGTCTTGACCGTCAACGGCGTGGACGCCGACGTGGGGACCTTGACCATGAGCGCCAACGTTTCCACGGTGAGCGGGATCACCGATGGGGATTCGATCTTTGCCGAGGGCGACTACGACAGCGCGAGCGATCGCAACAAGATCGCCGGGCTTTCGGGCTGGATTCCCTTGACGGCCCCCACCTCCGGCGACAGCTGGTTTGGCGTCGATCGGTCGGTGGATCCGGTTCGACTCGCCGGCCACCGGCTGAGCGGCACGGGCAAGGCGATCGATGAAGCGCTCTACGATCTGGCGGCCCGGATCGGGCGCGACGGCGGCCGGCCCGACACCGGGATCGTGAGCTTTTCGAACTACGCCAACCTCGTGATGCTCCTGGGAACCAAGGTGGTTTACCAGACCCACACGATCGCGAACATCGGTTTCGAGGCGATTCGGATCATGGCGCCAAAAGGCCCGGTGGATATCTTCCCCGATCAGAATTGCCCAGATGACGTGGGCTATGTCCTCACGAAAAACACCTGGAAACTGAAATCCCTTGGGATGGCCCCCCGCGTGCTCGATCTCGACGGTAAGCGCTGGGCGCGGATCTCCGACGCGGACGGGATCGAGATCCGGGATGTTTTCATGGGCAATCTGTACTGCAACGCGGCGGGTTGGAACGGGCGGACGACCCTGTAACCGAATAGCTTGTCAGCCGGCCCGCCGGTTTTTGCTTCCCATTTTTTCCGGCGGGCGCGGTTGACTCCCCCTTGAGGAGGATCAAAACCATGTCTCGAAAAGTTACTCGGTTGCATAGGGGCCTCGAGCACAACCAGCCCGGCCTTGCCATCCTGGCGGGCAAGATCACCCTGGACGGATCGGGCGATCAATCCGCCCTGGACTTTCCCGGGGTGGCCTCGGTGACCCACGATGACACCGGAGATTACACGATCAACCTTGACGATGAATACGCGGCCTTGCGCGGGTTTGTCGCCACCGTGGAAAAAGCCACCGCTCAGACACTAATCACCCAGGTCACCGATGATGACGTGCAAAACGGGACCATTTCAATTACCTTCACGGGCGATGATGGCGCGGCTGAGGATCCCACCACTTGCGCCATTCACGCGATCATCTACCTTGACACCTTGCTTGGGAGCTAGCCCTAGATGGCCAGGACTCGCACGCTAACAGAGCTGATCGCCGAAGTCCGGGAACGGGGCGATTTCAGAGCAATCCGCCACCCCGACGCGGACATAACCCGGCGGATCAATCAATCCATTGCCGAGCTCTACGATCTTTTGGTGTCGGTGAATCAGGATTATTTCCTGGACTCCGACGATATCAGCGTTGTTAGCGGTACCGATTCCTACTCGCTGGACACGGCCTTTTTCAAGGTGCTGGGCGTCGATGTGCAGTTTGGCTCTAACTGGTATCCGGTTCGTAAGTTCCAGTGGGCAGAGCGCAACCAATACCAAGACGGCGGGACTAGCCAGCGGGATGTGCGGTACCGGATCATGGGGCAAAAGCTCTACCTCCGGCCCACCCCCCGGTGGAGCGGCACGGTTCGGGTTTGGTTTATCCCGGCCCCCACCGTGCTATCCGCCGGATCGGATACCTTCGATGGAATCAGCGGGTGGGAGGAGTATGTGATCGTGGATTGTGTGATCAAAGGCACGCTCAAAGATAAGGAGCCGGCTGACGAGTGGATGGCTATCAAAGGCCAGCTGGCGGGGAGGATCAGGGACTTGGCGGCCGAGCGAGATCCGGGCGAGCCCGATCGCGTGAGGGATGTTTTCGGCGAATACCAGGACAACCCCGACTATTGGACTCCATGATTAATGCGCTTCACGCCCCCTCAAAGCACGACAGAGCGCGATCTACAGGATGGCGCCCGGTATGAGGTAGACCGCCTCGATCACGCCGTGGTGCGCCCCTTCGGCGCCCCTAAGCGGCTTTACGCCTCGGGGGCCGTTGGCTACGGCCAAATTGCCCTTATCGATCCTTCAGAAGCGGCCCTGACCGTGACTCTGCCCCCGGTGGCCCGGGGCCGGGCGGGCGAATTGATCCTGATCAAAAACAACACCGACAGCACAAACGCGATCACGATCCTGGCGGCCGGATCAGATGAGATTGACGGGGAGAGCTCGCTTGAGCTTTCCACCGCCCGGGCTGTGGCCCTGCTATTTTGCGCCCCGGGCGAAGGGTGGGTGAGGCTGTGAGGCAAAATTTCCGCCATAGGCCATTGGCCGATTCGGCCCGGATGGCCACCGACACGATCGCCCACCTCGCCGGCCGCCCCCTGGGCAAGCCCACGGCGGTTCAGACGGCCGACTATTCGGCCCGGCTGGGCGAATGTGTTCTGTGCGACCCTTCCGGCGGGGCCTTGGCGGTGGAGCTCCCCCGGGTGGGCCGGGCGGACGCAGGCCGGGTTGTGGCTGTCAAAAATGTGGCTGACTCGGCTAACGAGATAACCATCAGGGCCGCTTTGCCCACCGATACGGTGGAAGGCCAGCAAAGCATTTTTCTGGCCTCTAGCCATGGCTACCGCGTTTTAGTGTGCGTGGGGGCCGGGGAGTGGATATCGATCCGCGAGCCCGAGGCGGCGGCCACGGTGCTTTTCGCCGGCGGCCAAAACAACACCGACAGCAAGATCGCCCTTTTCACCTTCACCGGCGACAGCTGGGAGGCGGTGAGCGGGATCCCCGATATCTCCGGCGAGATTGTCTCGATCTACGCCAGATCCACCTCTGATATCTGGATCGTGGTCAACACGGCCTCGGGCACCGATCGCGTTTACTCCTACAATGGCTCGAGCTGGACCGAGCGCACCTCGGCCATTTCAAACGCCCTCACTCTGGGCCCGGCCGACTTTTCGGCCTATGGGGTGTGCGGGGATGACTCGGGCGAGGATGTCTTCGTGGTGGGCTCCTACGACTGGTCAAGCGGTGAGTCCTCGGGCACCAACGGGTTTGTCGTTGGCTTCGATGGCTCCTCGTTTTCGTCGGAGTGGGAAAGCGGGACCGAATATCCCATCTATGCGGTGGACGTTGTTCCCGGCGGCCTGGCCTTCGCCCGGGGGCCAACCCTTGTGTTGAGCAACCGGGGGGGCTCCTGGGGGACCGATGGCACGATAGGATCGGGGGGCACGCCTAAGCATGGGATCAGGGCCTTTTCCGATGACTCGGTGATCACCCATCAGTGGTACCTGTCAGATGATGGGTATCTCCACGAATATGATGGATCGTGGGGCAATACCTACGTCACAGACGGCGGCGGGATGGCCTTAGATGGCCTGTCCCCCGATGACTATTGGTGCTGTGCTTACCCGAGCAACGGCGATCAAGTGGGCCATATCGTGAATCAGACGGCCACCGTTTACGACAGCGGGGATAACCCCTGGTCGGGGACAACCCGCGATGTTTTGGTTGTCGGGGAAAATGACGTTTGGGTGTGCGGCGACTATGACGGGGTGTTGTCCACCCCGGTTTTGTCCCATTGGGATGGGAGCAACTGGAGCGATGAGACTTCTTACGGCGTGGGAGACATTGGCTACTTTGATCTCCTGTGCCTTTGCAAAACTACTGGCTAGGCGAAAGATGGCACTTCAAAAGCAGATCGTTCCCGTCGTAATGGGCACTGGAATTGACTCCTCGGCTGATCCCAAGATCACAAGCCAGGGGCTTTTACTCCTCGAAAATGGGGTGGTAAACAGCAGGGGGGAGATCACCAAACGCACCGGCCTAGCGTCGATCGGGAACAGCAACACCTCGCCCTATTTGACCAAATTTCGCGACAAGCCCATGATTTTTGATGAGGGGGCGGGGTGGATTTATCAAGGATCCGACGAAACGGACGGTTCGGATTTCTCCTCGGTGGACGCCGACAGCGGGCCGGCCCTTTGGGAGCACGCCGAAACCAAGCTCGACAGCACGACCCAAACGCGCCATGACGGCGGGGATTACGTGGAGCTTGGCAATGTGTCGATCTACGTCGATCTAAGGGCCCCTTCAGACGGGAGCTCAGTAGGCAAGTGGCACATTGTCACGATCAACAAAAACAACAACACGGTGATCGATTCCGAGGAGCACGACTATATGGTTAGGCTCCTAAAGGTGGGATCAACCGTCTACATTTTTTACGTGAACGGCGGCGATAAGAAGATCTATCAAAAGCAAATGACCACCGGGGACGCAGGGACCATCCCGGCCAGCGGGACCGTGATCCCGAGCTGCCCAGCGCTGGACTTGACGGCCCTAACGATCCTCTATTACCAGCTCCATGTAGCGCTGATTAACAGCGATGGGAGCGCCATTGCTTTGATGGGCAAAAAGGATAGTGCCGACGAGTACGCCGTCATTGCCTGGAAGCCATCGCCCAATACTTCCGCTGTGGTTACGATCTCGGTCACGGCCGGGGGGACCGATCCCTGTTTTGGCCTTTGGCAACATGCCGATGGATCGGCCTGGTTTGTCTACCTGGACACGGCGGCTTCACCGATGGAGGTAAACATCGGTGACATTGAGGATGACGGGACAAACAACTTTGATACCTCGCTTCACACCTTTACCAGCGCGGCCGAGCGGCCCATGGCCGTTATTGGCCACCCGCTGAGCTCCACCCAATCGGCGATCCTGTGGACCTATGCCTATGGCGCCACCCTGAAAAACACCTATGACTCGGTGGGCGGGGCCGGTACGGCGGCGATCTTTTTGCCGGGGGCCTGGATCTGCTCGATCCCATTTTATTGTTCGGCCCTGGGGGACTATGCCTTTTTGGTTACTCAGTACACCCCCACGATGAGCGATGAAGGGCACGTTTCTTACTTCGTGGTGACTCACACCGGCCGGATCCTTGCCAGGATCCTCGGGGGCTTTGCCGATATCCCCTATAACATCTACGCCCCGCGATCGGTGTTTACCATTGCCACCGACAACTGGGCCTTTTGTGTTCCCAAGGTGTTAGTTGAAGATCGGGAAAACTTTTTTGACTCTGAAACCTCGCTTTCGCGGATCGAGATCCAGGCCATTTCAGGCGGGGTGCCCAAAACGGCCGAGGGGCGAAACCACCTAGCGTTTCCCGGGAGCGCCCCCAAGGTTTTCGATGGGCGGACCATTGTGGAGCAGGGGTTTTTTTACTTTCCGGTGATCGAATCCGCCACGGTTACGGCCCCCGGCGGGGCCACCTCGATCGGTGTGGGCGTCTACAATTACATCGCCGTCTATCGGTGGCTTGACGCCAACGGGATCCGGCATCAAAGCGCTATCAGTCTTTCGGCCTCGGCCACCACCACCACGGCCAACGATAAGGTCACCCTGGTTATTACGACCCTGGGCCTGACCGAAAAGGAAAACGTCTACGTCGATCTGTACCGCACCAAGGTTGATGGATCGAATTACTACTATTTGACCTCGATCGAAAATGACAAGACCGCCCGATCGGTGAGCTACGATGACACCACGGGGGATAGCTCCCTAGCCGACGAAGAAAAGATCTATACCACGGGCAACATCTTAGAGGATCGGGCTCCCCCACCGTACAAGGTGAGCTGCATTCACCAAAACCGGCTGTTCGTGGCCGATATGGAAAGCGGCGATGTTTTCTACTCAAAGGACATGGGCCCGGCTAACGGCCTGGCGTTCAGCCCCTACTTCACGATCCGCTGTGATTCGGTGGATCGGTATATCACGGCCCTGTTTTCGATGGCCGATCGACTCCTGATTTTTTACGAAAACCAGATCTGGGCCACCCATGGGCAAGCGCTAGACGATACCGCCGGCGGCCAGGGGTACGCGGTACCCTATTTGATCTCCGAGGCGATCGGATGCATCAACCAAAACACGATCGCCCGGGTTCCCCAGGGGTTGATCTTCGAAACCAACGATGGGCTTTACCTGCTCGATAAGACCTTTAACCTTGCCCCGGTGGGGGATCGGGTAAAGCAGCAATACGACGCGGTGAGCTTGATCAAGGCCGTGGAGATACCCGAAAAACATCGCGTGATGTGGCTTTCGGATGGCAACGCCCTAGTGCTCGATCACAAACACCAGATCTGGTCAACGTTCACCCACCACGAATGCACCGACGCGGTGGAGGCCATGGGCCTTTTATGGATCAAGCGGGTTGGGAGCAACGCGGTTTTTGTTGAGGATCGATCGGCCTACCGTGATGATGCCATTACCGGTGTGTCCGGGGATATCATCCTCAAGATTCGCACCGGGTGGTTTTCATTCAATCAGCCCATGGGCGTTATGCGGGTCTACCGGGCCTTGCTGTTTGGCCAAAACCGCTCGATCCATACCCTACGGGTAAAGACTGCCTACGATATGGATCCCGTTTGGGTCGATAACCAGACCTTTGACAGCGGCGATCTGGGGGGCTACGGCGAGATCTCCGATCACTTTGGCGCCGGGCTGGCCAGCGGCTACACCGACAAGGCCTATTTGGTGGACGTGGCCACCTCAAGGCAAAAGGTCACCTCGATCATGCTCGAGATCGCCGACGAAACCACCTCGGGCGAGTCAGACGTTGAGGAAGGGTACTCCTTGACGGGCATTTCTTTTGAAATTGGCCTCAAAACCGGGCTCAAGCGCCAGGGGGCGGCCCGGCGATTCTAGGAGGGATGGATCATGAACACTTGGGATAAAACTTTAGCAGGGGCGGGGGCCGGGGCGGCCATCGGCGGGCCCTGGGGGGCGGCCATCGGCGCCGGCGGGGGCTTTCTTTCCGGCCTTTTCAGCGGCGGCGGTGAGGCCCCGCCAACCGGCTATGGTTATTTGCCGAGTTCCGAGGCCTTCGCTTCGCCCATTGGCAACCCCGAGGAGTATTTTTCCAATGGTGAGGGGGGCTGGTACATGGGCCAGGCCGATCAGGCCTTCGGAAATTACAACCCCTATGTCAACGATATCGCCCCGGCGGTGGCCCTAAACGGCGCCCTGGGGGCCGGGGCCCGGGAAAACCAGGCCATGGATTGGATGCAAGCCATGGCTACCGGCCAAGATTCGGTGGCCCGCCGTGAGGCGGCCTTGCAGCAAGATCAGCTTGCCCGCGAGCTCATGAGCCAGGCGGCCACGGCCTCCGGCGGCCGGTACAATCCAGCCCTGCAACGTCAAGCCTTGCTTCAGCAAAGCCAGCTGGGGGCCCAAATGGCGGGGCAGACGGCCCTTAACGCCATGAAGGAAAAGCAGGCGGCGATGCAAACCTATGGCGGGATGGCCCAGGCCCAGCAAGCCCGGATGGCTCAAGAGCTGGCGGCCCAAAACCAAGCCCGGGTGGCGGCCTACAACGCCCAGAGCGGCCGGATCGGCCAAAACATCGGGGCTTTCCGGGCCGAGACTGAACGGGGCATGGCAACCGATCAATCCCGCCAGGCATGGCTTAGCCAGGCCGTGGCCCAGGCCGAGCGGGATCGGGCGGCCAAGGTGGCGCTTGAGCAAATGAGACAGCAGGCCTCGGCCGGTAAGTCCTTCGCCGACTTCAAACAGCAGGCCGAGGATCAAAGCCAGTATGAGTACCACAACCGGCTCATGTACGGCGACGATCCAAACAAGGGGCCCCGCCGCAACCCAAACCGGCCGTATTCCTATGATGAATACCGCCGCGACAACTGGGATTCAGGCAACAAAAACCCCTGGTAAGAGGTGATCCATGGCCCCATTTAAAGATCCCTTCGCCTCGGCCTTCGAGCCCAGCCTTGCCACCGGCGATCCGAATGCGCCCTCATTGCTCACCCAAGCCGGGATGGGAGTATTGGGGCTTGTGAAGGATTGGCGGGATGGCGCCGAGCAATTAGGGCTTGTCGATCCTCGCCCCCAGGCGACAAGCGAGCCCATAAGCGGGGCCCCCCCGCAAATGGAATCAGGGAACTGGCTTAGTCAACTGAGACCTTATCAGCCCGCCGGCCAGCTGCAGCTTACGCCAGATCAGATCAGGGATTTATCTGGAAAGACGGTTTCAGCGGGTGGATCTCGAAGCTTTTCAACCCAAACGGTAAAGGGGCGCCCGGCGGATATCCCATTTGTCCAGGCCTCAAAGGAAATCGCGAAACAGAGCGCGGCCGCAACCAAGACCGCCGCCGAGGCCGAGGCCGGGGCCGCTGAAAAATCATCAAAAGAAATGGGCGCCACCCTCCAGGAAATGGGCGAAGCTCGACAGCAAGCCCAGGTTGATCAATACAACATCCGCCAGGAGATCGAAGCCAAGGAGCAGCGGATAAACCAGGCCCGCGAGCAATTGGCGGCCGAAAAAATCGACCCTAACCGCTATTGGTCAAACCAAACGGTGGGGCAAAAAATCGCCTCGGGGATCGCGGTGGCCCTGGCGGGTTACTTCGCCGGCCACAAAGAAGGTAAGCCTATCTCTGATCGCATTGTGAACATGTTCAACCGCGAGGTTGAGCGGGACATAGCCTTACAGCGCGATGCAATCGCCCGCAAGGGCGACAAGATCAAGGGCGATGAGAACAGCCTGTCATGGCTCTACAAGCGCTTGGGGAGCGCCCAGGAGGCCGAGCGGGCCCTTCGGGACAGCCTCACCCAATCGATGGGCCTAAAGCTCCAACAAATAGCCCTCGCGGCCCAAAGCCCGGTGATCAAGGCCAACGCGATCCAGGTGGCGGCGAAGCTCCGGGATGAGTTTGAACGGCGAAAGCATGACGAAACGGTGGCGGCCTTCGATAAGACGGTGAAGACCTCCAACGTGACAAAACAAGATGTCCCGTTACTCAGTCTGATCCAGCAGCAACTTAAGGCCAAGGCCACCGACCCAACGGCCATCAAGCCCTTGACCGATAACCCGGGCGCCTTGAAGGAAGTCAATCAAGTTGTGCGCGATGCCAACGTGTTGAGGGAGGCCTTTACTCACTTTTACAAGGAGTATGAGCGGCTCGATCTATCGCCGGGGGCCACGGGCTGGGCAGGTCGGGAGGCCGCCCGGGTAAACATGCTCAAAAAATTGGCTACGGAAACCTATCTAAGGCTCAAGGTGGGCAACGTTTCCGAGGGCATGTTTCGGGAGCTCGAGGACATGTTGGCGGGTGACTGGACTATGGATAAGGATGTCAAAAAGCGGGTTATCGACGCGGTAAAGCACGCTGACATAGACGTAAAAGAAACACTAAATACGTGGGGCCTCCACTACGATGTGACGCCCTACATTCGAAACGAGCTCGCACGGCGCCAAAAGCAAAACGCGCTACTCGGGATCCCTTATCTAGAATTCCGGCAACCCGAAGGCAATAAGAGCGGTGGCCACTAATGCCTGAAATTTTCACCGATGGCGATCAAGCATTTTTGATCGATCCAGACAGCGGGCAGGTCACGGCAATTGCTCGCGACAAGGTGGGCGCGGCCCTTGCGGCCGGGTTTGTCCCGGCGACTAAGGATGAAGCCCAAGCCGGGATCGATCATCAATACTACTCCTCGGCCGGCCAGCAATTGAAAACCGGGGCCCTTAGCGCCCTATCCGGCGCCACCCTGGGGGCAAGTGACTTGCTGGCAACGAAAAGCGGCCTGGTTACTCCCGAGGAGCTAAAGGCCGGCCGGGAAGTAAACCCAAACCTGGCCATGGGGGCGAACGTTGCAGGCGGGATCCTCGGAGCCTTTGTCCCCGGCGGGCCGGTGGCGCTGGCGGGCAAAGGGGCGGCCAAGGTGGGCGCGGCGGCCGGCCAGGCGGTGGCCAAGGGGCTTGCCGCTCCGGCAACGGCCCTGGTGCCCAAGGCGGCCGAAGCCATCGCCCGCGAAGCCTTGATCGGTGGGGCCATCGGCGCCGGCCAGGGAGTGGCGAAAACAGCAGAGGATGATCTGTCCCTTGGGGATGCCTTGCTCAAGATCGCCGAGTCCGGCGGCCAAGGGGCACTTTTCGGCGGCGCCCTCGGAGCTGTGGGGTTTGGCGCGAAAACATTCGGCCAAAAGCACCTGAAAAAGCTCACCGGTAAGACTCAAGACCTAAAGCGGCTTCAGGGGCAGGAAAAAATGTTGAGAGCTGAAATCGAGGCGGCCAAGGCCTCCGGGATGGCCACCGATCATCTCGAAGATCAGCTTGCGGTGGTTACAACGGCCGTCATTGAGCAACAAGCAGGAGTGCTCAAGCAAGTTTTTCAGCGGGCCGTGGGTATGGGGATCGGGGCCACCATGGGTGGAGGCCTGGGCCTAACGGCCCTGGGCTACATGATGGCGCCCAAAGTGGTTAACACCTTGGGCAAGGCATTAACGCCCATTGGTGCGCGTTCTAGCGGTGTGGTGGGGCGGTTATGGCAAAGGATTTCGCCGGCGGCGGGCCGGGCGGCCGAGGCGGCCAAACAGGGGGCCGGCAAGGTTGCCGAGGCCTCGGGAGCTCGAGGGGCGGCCGAGTCATTAAAGAGCCCCCTAGGCGATAGCGTTGCCCAAGGAATAGGCATTGCCGAAAAGCAGGCCGGAAAGATGATGGGCAAGCTTTCGGGCATGATGGGCAAAGACGCGCACCTGTACGTTGAAACCGCCGGGCACGCGGCCGGTAGCGCGGCGGGGACTGTGCTATCTGCAGCCCCGGATGAAGTTTTATCAGGGGCCATTATAGGCGGCATGGAAGGTGCTTTGTTTGGGGCCGCTGTCCACAAATTTGGCAAGGCCTCAGTGGTTAACCTGATCAATGCCATCGGGGCCAAGGTGGCCCGGCCTGTGGTTTCAAGCTTCGAAAAATCAACTTTGGCCACTGGGCTTTTTGATTTTCACAAGCTCACCGATGATCTCGATCCGGCGGTACTCGACGCCGTGATCCAGGCCCAAATGCCCCAAGATATGCCCCCTCAGATGGCCCAGGAGGTATCAAAAAGGGTCAACGCGGCCCTGGAGGTATTGAGGGAAAACAGGCCCCCTAGCGCCGGCGACAAGCCCAACATGGCCGAGCTCAAAAAGTTTAACGCGGTGGCCCGGGTGATCACTGATCCCGAGTCCTTTTTTGATGAGTTCGCCTCCGGCCGGTTGAGCGGGGCCCAGGTGGCGGCCTGGGAAAAAGTCTACCCGGAGGCCCTGGCCCAGCTCAGGGGGATTGTTCGGGCGGAAATGGCGCACGCCGAGGCCTCGGGGGCCAAATACTCCCGCCAGCAAAAAGCATCCATCGAAACCCTACTCGGGGAGCGCAAGCTATACGACGCGGGCCGGGTGGCCCAAATGCAGGCCATTCACCAGAAAAGCCAGGGCGAAAAGGCCGCCCAGCGATCCCAGATCGTGAGGATGGCCACAAGCCGTCAAACGCCAATGCAACGGATATCATCCGGAGGATAAAAGACCATGGGAAACTATCGCACCTTTGGGGGAAAAATCATCCAGGCCAGCGGGGCGGATAACCTGGGCGCCGATCTGTACTCGGAGATCGTCAAGCTGGGCGACTGTACCAAGCTAAGCCTTGATTTCCAGCTCGCCAACACCGACGCGGTGGGCGAGCTTTTCGTACTCGAAACCAACGATCCCACCCTGGATTGGGCGGATTGGAACGTGGTTGAGTGGGATGATGGAACGGATTCGATCGCCGTTTCTTCGGGCACGGACGTTAACCAGGTCAAACACCTGGAAACCTTCGCCGGTTACTTGGCTGTTTTCTACGATTACACCTCGGGCGATGGACAGCTTGACGTGATCTTGACCATGAAGCGGGGGTAATCCATGGGACGTTACGGCGGCCTAGACCGCACCATTTCACGCGGCGCCTCACAGCGGCGCTTTTTGGGCTTTGGTGGCATCCCGGCGCCAAGCCTCCGGTACAGGTCCGATCTGATCTACCCGACGATCGATAACCTTCCTTCCACGGTCACGATCAACGGCCAGGCCGGGACAACTGTTTTCCGGTACAAGGGCGGGGATCTGGTAGTCTCTCCCTCGGTATCCTGGCCCGCGTGGGGCACCGGTGAGACTCTTTCGGGGCAATCTAGCGGCGACGATCCCACCCCTAACGATGGTAGCCCGCTACTGGGGGCTAATGATGATTCGGCAAAATTCAACGGGGGGGTGGTACTTCAGGCCAGCAGCAGTTCATTTGCTGATGTGACCACGGAAGATATGCGAATCAGGATTTTTCTTAAGACGCCGGCCGCATTGGCTACCGGTAGTAACCAATGCTATATCTCAAAGCGCAAAGTGGGCTCAAACTATTGGAGCTTTCAGCAATCGGGCGGATCTTCCAACTTTTTATGGTTCATAAACGCTAGTTCTCTCTTTAGGCAAGTTGGATGCACTATAACCCTTGTCCCCAATGCCTGGTTTTTCGTGGATCTATATCTGGATAACAGTGAAACAACGGCGGCAAATGCGATCGCAATGTTTATCAATGGTGCCAATGTTTCTAACGTTTCCGGTCCAGACGGGGCAATAGGATCCTTGACTACCACCGATGAGTTAACGATCGGAGCCTATGGAAGCTTTCTCTCAAAGCTTGGGGTAGGCGGTAATATTGCCTACGTGGAGATGACAAAAAAGGCCTCATGGTTCGCCGGGGGCGCCCAAAACATTACCGACTGGGCGGCCGATCACCAGGCCGGCCTTTACAACCTCGCCGGAGCCTACCCCCACCTTTTCCGGGGAACGAAAGCGCCCACCTTTTCACGATCTGGCCCCGCGTTCCTTCGTAAGGAAACTTCGGGCAACATCAAATACTACCTCATGGGCGCCGGGTGGCCCCGGGTGAGCAAGCTCACCGATGGCAACGGCGATGCCTTCACGGGGATTGAGGTGGAGGGGAGCGATAGTGAGTATTGCGCATATTCTACTGATATCAGCAACGCGGCATGGTACAAGGGCGCTGTAACAACCCCTTCCTCAATTAATGGACCTCTAAAAGGATCTAAAGCATATGCCGTCGTTGAAAATGTTGATGGAGGTGATAATTTCCATTCGATCGCAAGCCAAGCCATAGCCATAGACGATCCCTCAGGAAAAGATGTCTGGATAATATTAATTGTGTCCCCAAAGGTTCGCCCATGGTCATTGGTGAGAATCAATATCGATGATGGCGGGACAATCTACAAATTAAGATGCTATTTAAATTTATCCACTGGAGCGGTTGGGGCCGAGCTAACAGGGTCTATCGATGAGGTTAGGATCAAATCGATTGGCACTCATGGCGGGGAATCATTTAACCTGATAAGGCTTAAGGTATCCCTGGCCAGTAGTAGCGCCGGGGATTGTAGCCTTATCATATATCCGGCGATCGACAACGGGGACAATAATTATCAAGGGGATGGATCCACTTGCTTTTATGTTGCCTATGCGGGATTGCGAATTGGCACCAATTTAAAGGAACCATCATCCCCGATCGTCACCACCACGGCCACGGTCACCCGGGCGGCGGATACTCGCTACTTTAAGGGCGATGATGGCAACCTCGGGGGCGTGGGGAGCGACAAAAAGGGGAGCTTGTTCCTCAAGAGCTTGATCCCCGGCGATATCACCCTTGGGGCTAACCTCGAGCTCGCGGCGATCAATGACGGGGGGGATTCGGGGGATGAAATCTTGCTCTACGCTGACACCTCCGGCCATGTCAACGCCACGATCACCGCCTCGGGGGGCACGCCCCGCACTGTATCCGGCCCCGCCGTCGATATCACCGATGGGGCCCAGCACAAGATCCAGCTCACCTGGCAAGCCGGCCGGGCTAAGATCTGGGTGGATAACACCGGGGGCACCGAAAACACCGACGTGGTGGCGGCCGATATCCCCGACACCTTGGATCGTATCAACCCGGGACTCGCCTTGATCTCCGATCTGCGATGCTACCCGGTTCCTCAATGGGGGGTGCTGTCATGAGCTACCGCGTTCCGTTTGTGCTCGCCCTTGCCGAGGGCATGGGCAAGGCAATCCTGGGGGCCATGGATAGCGTGGCCTTCGTTGCCGGGGGCACTGACCGCCGGATTCACTATGACCGCGTGATCTGCACCAGGGCCGGGGTGGATTATGGCTTCATGGTTCACCGGCTGGCCTCCGGGCTGGCCCTGGCGGCCTCGAGCGCGGCGCCTAGCGGCCGGTGGGATGCCTGGATCCTGATCCCGGAAAGCCAGGATTGGCGGGTGGGCCCGGCGGCCTTGCGGCTTTTGCGGCGGGTGGTACTGGGCCCGCGCAATGAAAACGGCGATGGCGCCCCCTACCTCGCCGGCCCCTGGGGACTCCCCGAGCTCGCCAGGCGGTTTCCGGCCTTCGCCGAAGCCAAGCTCAAGCCCACGATCGACGAGATCGGGACAAAGGGAGCGTTTTATTGCCCCCATATCTTTTGGGGCGATCCGGCCCCTGAAACGGTGGCTGAAACGGATTACGCCCCCGCCGATCTCGAATGCACGCTAGACGTGGAGCCCGACAAGGCCGCCCTATTCCCGGCCGAGGCCGAGGTGGGCGAGCTGGCCTTGGAGCCAGAGGAGATCAGCCGTTGACTAGCCACGACATGGCGGCCCTTTACCAGCTCTTGGGAAAGATCGAGGCCAACCTTTGCGGCCTGGACCTCCGGCTGAAAAACCTCGAGGCTAACACCGAATTCATTCGGGCCGCCCACGAAAGCAACGGCCGGGCGGTGGCCTCAATCGAGGAGCGCTGTAGGCTTCGGGGAAAACAGATCTCGGAAATAGTGCGGAAGGTGGGCGGGGTGGAGGAAATAACCGGGGTGATCAAAATCCACCAACTGAGCGAGGAAAGCCAGCGGCGCCTTGTCCGGTGGCTTGTGGGCGTGGGGATCGCCCTGCTTTCGATTCTTGTTTCATTTTTGGCCTGGCGCTTTGCCAGGTAAGGAGGGTTTCTCATGGCTGACAAGTACAAATTTGCCCTGATCGCTTTGGTCTTGGTTATGGTGGCCGTGCTCGCGGGCCTCAAAATCATGGGCGGGGAGTTTGTTGCGGGCTTGCTGACCGCCGTGGTGAGCTACCTCACCGGCCAGGTGGCGGCCTCCAAGCTGGGGGGCGGGGGCGCGGCCAAGGTGCTAGCGCTGTTCGCCTTCGGGTTGACCATGACCGCTTGCGCCGGCTGGCAAGCCCAGGCGAAGGCCTCGGGGGATCAGCTCCAAAAATGCATGGTACGGGCGGCCCAGCAATGCGCCATTGAAGCGGCCAGTCAGCTTGTTTGCCCTGTACCGCCCCCGGAGGCCCCGGCGAAAAAATGACTCCCGCGCCACCGCCCCACCCGATCTTTCGTGCCCCTCACTTCCAAATTTTGAAGATCGATCACCTGATCCCCAGCAACCCCGATCAGCGCTACCGCCCCCGGGCCCTGGCCCAGATCAAGCGGGTGATCGTCCACCACACGGCCGGCCCGGTGATCGATGGCTGGGCGGGCCCGGCGGCCACCGCCAGGACCCACACCAAAGAAAGAAAGTGGCCCGGCATCGGGTACCATTTTTTTGTCCCCTACAATTCGCCCGACAAAGATGGCACGCCCACGGCCTACCTGACCCAACCGCTCAGGGCCTGGGCCTATCACACCGGCCCCGGCTGGAATCAGCCCGGGATCGGGGTGGCTTGTCAGGGGTGCTTTGTGAGCCGGCACGATCCCGATCAGGGCCCGATCAGGGCCCAGCCCACCCAAGGGCCCTCATATCACCAGTACCGGGCCCTTTGGGCGCTGTGGGGCTACCTCTGCGATAGATTTCCCGGCCTCAAGCTCTACGGCCACTTTGACGCGGGCAAGGCCACTTGCCCAGGCGATGATCTCGAGCACTGGATCCGGCTGACTCGAGGCGAAGAAGACTCGCTGCATGTCGGTTGACCCCAGCCATAGGGCCCGGGCCCCGCCCCTCCCGCCCAACGGCGAAAAGGATTGAAGCCTATTGGTTTGGTAATGCCTGATAGCCCCCCGCTCGAGCAACGGCGCTTTGGCGGGGGGATTTTTTTGCCAGTTAAATTGCAGGGGTTGAAAAAATAACTCAGTTAGCGGTTGCCAGGGGGGCCGGGGATTTGATAGGACAATCCCACCCGGCACATTGACAGCCACTTTTCAGGCCATCCCCCCTGCTCGTTGGTGGCCGTCTGATGAGCCGGGCAATTTCTCCCACGCCCCCGGGGCCGGCTACTTGTCCAACTTCCACTAAATCATCAGGCCCCGGGGTTTTTTTCTTTGCCCTTCGGCGGCCGGCGCCAAACGGCCCAGCGGATAGGCCGCCGGGGGGCTTTTTTCACCCGGTAAAGCCCGCGTCACTGGCGCACGCCTCGGCCGCCCCGCTTTCAACCATTTCCGCATTGCAGCTAGAGGGCTTGGCCAAATACTCCTCGAGCGACCACCGGGCCTGTGCTTCCTCCACTAGGCATAAACAAAAGGCCTTCGCCTCGGGGCTGTAATCTGACTCGTCTAGGCATCCAGAAATGAAGCCCGACACGTTGGCTTGCGGCCATTGGTGCCCCCCTTCACCGCAGGCCCCCAGGGCCAGGGTGGCGGCCACCACGGCGGCCAGAATAGTTTTGGTCATGGGTGCGAATCCTCCAAAAAGCCCCCAGGGCCCACCAGGGGGGATTCGCGGCCCCCGGCGGGCCCCAAGGGCCCATGGCTGAAACGTCCCCCCAAGGCGAATCCGGGGGCTGTCAATAAATGGTAGCGCGGGGCAGATGTGGGCCCCAAGGATAATTGATCGGGCTGGTTTTGTTCCCTGGAAAAGGCCAGTAATTTTGCTGCCGCTCGTGTGGCCTTGGATTGATTTTTTTTACAACTCTCTATTTTTACTTGCTAATCGAACTGCGCGCGGTGGTAACCTGCCCGGGTTTTCGGCTAATTCGGCAAATAATTCTGCGGACTTTGATCTTGCTGTGAATCGGCCGGAACGATTGGGGGGCGTTTCGTTCCAGCGAAGTCCCCCGCGTCGCCAAGGAGTTGGGCTTGCCAATCGGCCACCCGGGCGGAATCCACGGCCCCCCGGTCGGTGTAATGCTGCCGGGTGATCGCCGTGCCGGCATGGCCCAGGGCCCGAGCTACGATATCGATGGTTGCCCCGTTGACCTGGCTCAGGGTCGAATGTAAGCTCCGCATCGAGTGAGCGCACCGGTGCGGCACACCGGCCAGCTCGCAGATCCGATGGACCCACCTATTAATGTGATCCGGCCGCGAGAACCCGAACAGCGGGTCCTCCGGCCCCTTGCCCTGCGCCAGGCGGAGCAGGTGAGGCCGCAACACCTCCGGGATCGACAGCAACCGGTTTCCGCTGGGCGTCTTAGCCCGGTGGATCCAGAGAATTCGCCCCCCGCCGTCAAGATCCCGCGCCACCCGTTTGTTTACCTCGCTTGTCCTCATAGCCAAAAGCAGGGTGAGCACGGCCGCCACCGGCCCCCGGGGGTTAGACCGCCGCCCGGCCTCGGCCAGGGCCACGGTGAGCCACCGGGTGGCCTCATCGCGGGTCAGGGTGGGCTTTCCCTTGGAGATCTTGCCCACCGGGCGGACCTCGAGCATGGGATCCTTAACCAGGTAGCCGGCCTCGGTGGCCCAGGCCGCCCAGCGCTTGGCCTCCTTCAAAACATTTCGGTGGGTCGCAACGGCGGTGGTTTCCACTAGGCGATCATATCGACGTTGGCACCAACGGGGAGACATGGAGCTCAGGGGGAGATCGGCGGGGAAAAAGTAGCCGGCATCTCGAAGGTAGTTGCTCATGGTGATCGGCCGGAGCTCCTGGAGCTTGATCCGCCGCTCAAGGTGGGCGCGGTATTCAACCAAAACGTCACAAAATAGCTTTTCCCCGAGGAGTACCCGTTTCAGGCTGATTACCTTGGCGTCGGCTTCTTTCCTACTTTCAGCGATGTAATTATTTGGGATGCCCACTCGTCGTATTCCAGCGATCTTGATTCGATATTTGATCCTTCCCCCGATCCATTCTTCATAGGGGCCGAGGACTCGCATTCCTTTTTTCGCTCTTGGCATTGTTCCTCCCTTCCCTGGCCACAGAGCGACAGCGGGCGGACATTAACATTGGCATGGAGCATTTGGGCAAGCTCAAATTCACAACCCAACATCTTTGCTAGGTTAATTAGGTGCTGGGCGCCATCGCGGGGATCTGGGCCAGGGGGCTTGCGGGTCATGGTTTCAATCTTCGCTGTCTTCGTTTTTCGCTCGCCAGCTCTTTAGGCCTTCTACGAGCAACATTTGAGCAAAAGAGCCAATGCTGACCTTGATCCCGATCGCTTTCATAACCCCTTCCCATTGGGAGAAAGCTGTTTCAATTTCCTTTACCAATCTTGGATGCAAAAACAGCTTAAATTTTGTCGCGTCCATTTTTCCTCACTTTCCCGGCTGGGTAACAAACCCCCAAAAGCCGCCCTGGGGGTACCGATCCTTGTAGCCCTTCCATTCGCACCATATTCCCGCCGCCAGGAAAAAGGCCACGAATAGGGCAAGGATGATCTTGATCAGGGTGTTCACCACACCACCTCCGAAAGAATCTCGAGCAAAAGGAACACCAAAAAGCCCGCGATCATCCCTAGCGAAGCGACTAGGGCTAGCTTGGTTTCTTCGGTCATTTGCCTTGTTCCTCCATTTGAGCGTATTTCTCTTTGAGCCGTTCAAGGGTCTTAGCCACTTGATCGGCCTTCCATTGCCTGTGCTTTAGCTCGTTTTTCACGCCGAGAATGGTGTTTTGCGCTTCCTCCATTCTCGTGTGGGCGTCTAACATCATTTCGATCAGACCATCCACCGTTTGATGCTCATATGGATTCATGTTGCATTTCCTCTCTTCCTCAGATGGGCCCGGCACACCTCGAGGTGGGGCGCACCGTCAAGCCCATATGGCTCCAGGTCCCCCGACAGCAGGGGAAGGTAATAGATTTCCTCGCCGCAAAGCTTGCACGCCCCCCGGTGGCCGAGCTTCGCAAACAGGGCCTTGTGATGCTTTTGCAGGATCAAAGACACGTCCTTGGCATATTGGAGTAAGGCCCGCTCGAGGCTGTTTAGCATGGCCGAGTGGATCTGGCCCCGCAACCGCGCCTTGTGGATCGCGTTGATCATCTCGTCTGTAACTCGCATGGGCGTTCCTTTAGGTTTTCAGGGTTAAAGCCAAACGCAGTCCATTGCAGGAACCCAATGGCGATCCCCATTTGGCGTACAAATTTCGATCTCAACAGGCCCATTAAACAAATGTACTCCGGAAATTTTTCCGCATAGCCCTTTGCGAGGGCCCTTGACTACAACTCCGTTCATGCCAACTTCTGGATGTCGCTGATCGTTGCTGCTCATTATCTGTCTCCCGTAAGCGTTCCTCGCTAAAGCTTCAGACAATCGTGAACTGTCATTTCATATTCAGCGGTGATATCCACCACCAAAAGGTAACGGCCCCCCACCGCCGGGGGCCATTGGTGCTTTCTGCTCTTGATTATCCGGTACAGGATCCAGGATAGGAGTTTGTAGATCATCAATTCACCACGGCCGGCCCGAGTAGGGGCATTCAGGATTGCAGTCATAGCGGGGGGGCTCATTCCAAGCCGCCAAAGCCTCGGCCTCGGTATCGCAAAATGGGCCGGTGGCCTGACAACTTCGGCACTCAACCCAAAACCCCGCCTCGGCTATAACCATCACCGGCGCCTCGATCTCCTTGCAAAACATGCAAGGCCGGGGGCGCTTTTTCTCACTTTCCATCGGCGCCCCCCTCCCCCGGGAGCAACCCACCGGGGGCATGGTATCGCAAATTGAGTTCATGCCAGATCTCGGGAAACCCCATTTCAAGCGCCCTTGCATTGATGCTATCCGCCTTGCGCATCGCAGCCATGATCAGGGCGTAAAAGGGATAGTCTTTTTCCGCTAATTTCTCGCTTACTCGGTAGTCATAAAGTGACATGCGTTATTTCTCCTCGTTTTCGTCGATACTCACAACGGTGATCTTATCTAGGCTGGTTTTTTCACGTTCGGCGCTGATCAGTTTTATCTTTCCGCCGTTTTCTTCCCTTGGCAAACGGCCTTCCTTGTCGTAATTGGCGGATCCGCAAACGCCACAACGCCAATAAGGCCCCGCGTCGGGTGAAGGAAAATAGCGGTGGGGGAATTCTGCTTTGCACTGGCGACAGTACAGATCTAGATCCTCCCTCTTTTTTGCTGATCGGGAAAATAAATCCTGGCGGGCATGATCAATCACAAAGGGGCAAAGTGATTTAAAGCCCAGGTCAACCCCCACCATGGGCGATTTTTTCGGTTGCTCCTCGGGCAAGCTCCACTTTTCCCATTGCTCGACCGCCCAGCGAAAAAATCGCATGATCTCCTCAAAAGCGAAGTGATCCATGAAATACTTGCAGCCCGGGAAAGCGCCATATGCTCGCCCTCTTTCATAATCGAATTTGATATCCCCAACCGGCGGTACTTCAAAGGTGGCCTGGCCCGCTGGCTTTTTGGGATAGACCTTGTGGCCTGCTATTGTCCCCCCGATCTGATCCCTAAACCGCCGCTGCAAGTCTCGCCGGTGATCGCTGTCAGCACAAATAACAAAGCAATAATGGCCATTATTCACATCTTTTTCGAGGATATCTAGCATCCGCTGGGTTTTGCCGGTTCGCCGAAGGCCATCAACCGTCATTTCGAATACAGTTTTCATTATTCCTCTCCCGTTAAATTGGTGCCCCCGGCGATCGCCAAGCAACCCCCGGGGGCAATAAGCTAGCTAGTCTTCGACAACTTCATATTCAATGACCGTTTTTTCAACGGGGCGAACCTCCCTGAAAATGGCCTCTTTGCATCCCTGATCTTCGTCATAGGGGCAAGTGTCAACGCTTTCCGTTGATGGTTTATCGTAACGGGCAAGATAAAATTTATCGTTGTGCTTCAAAATGGCTTCGTGTTCCGTGACCCAACGGCGCTGTCCAACCATTTCCTCTTTCACGATCTCCCAATCAGGGTTATCGCCAAAAACAATCTCTCTTGCGTTTTGTGGGGTTAATGTGATTTTTGGCATTTTATTTCACCTTTCAGAACCGGCTACCCGGTAGAGATACCGCCACGGGGTGCAAGGCATCCGATCCCAGCCCACCTTGGGCTTGATCCTGATCTTTCGCCGGGCGAGGATTCGGCGCCGGGTCATTGACAGCAAGATTCCATCCACACAACACCTCTCCACCAAAAACGCCCCGGCGATGGCCCCCGAGTCCAGCTCGCCCCGCTGGCCCAGGAGTTGAACGATCTGTTTTTCCCGCTCCGCTTTTGTCATCGCCGCCCCTCCCCTCACACCATTTTTTTGATGGTTTTATGCACGTCATGAAGCACAAGGGCGGCCTCAAAGGCCTTCCACAGGGGCTTGGCTTTCTCCCGAGGTACCCACTTCCAGGTCAGGCCCGCGTCATGCTTGCCCAGCCGAAGGATATAGAGATCGGTGATCGGCATGTCCGGGTGGTATTGTTCCCAGAGCTCCGCGTAAGCGCACACTTGAATCAATGCCTCCGCGTAGATGCCAGACCCCGTTTTAAAATCGAGGATCCCAAGGCGCTTTTCGTCGGAGTCCCGCTGTACGATGCAATCGATCGTGCCTCCAAATCTGTGTTCCTCTGAAATCAAGGTCAACTCCGAGTAGGGCTTTCCTTCCTTGTCCTTTAGGGGGCTCACCCGGATCGTATCTTTGAATTCCCTCCAGGCGATCATGCACTTTCCCACCGCCTCCACTTGGGCCGGATCGAGATCCAGGAGGGTAATATCGAATTGCTCGCCCTTGAGCTCCGCTTCAATCGCCGCGTGGGCTACGCTACCGATCGCGGCCTCGTACCCCGCCTCCTCGTTTATGTCCTTCCCCTCAAGGCCCACCCGGTTCGCCCACATCATGAGCACGCGGGCATTCCAGCCTATGTTTTTCTCAACGGTGGTTACCCCCGGCAACCGTTTCCCCTTCGAGTCCTTGTATTTAATCGCGGGCACTGGTGATCACTCCTTCCTCGGCCAGCTGGGCCGGGCTTTGGCTGTTTTCTTCAATTTCGGGGACGCTGGGCATGTCGAAAAGAGGCTGGCCCCGGTTGCGCCATCCGATGGCATCGCGGTACTCCCCGCCCCGGCCGTGATCGATTGATTCGTCTGTTTGAAGCACGGCCTGGGTTTCGATAGGTAAATTAATGAACGGAAACAGCCGGCGCACGGCCGTTTTTCGCACCATGGAATCAAAGTGTTCTTCCCACACGGGTTGCTTGCCCGAGCTGGGCCGGCCCTTGCTGTCCCATTGGCTCCATTCGAGGCTTAGGGAGCGGGCCTTTTCGATATCGGCCTTAGTGATCGGCCTGACATGGGTCAACCCGTTGGCGTTAACGACCTTGGCCCACCCACCGATGATCGGCCCCCGATCCTCGGCCAGGTCGAACGTGTGGCGAATGTGCTGGTTAGAGCCGAGCTCCATTTCGAAAGAATCGTTTTCGTGGACCGTTTCAGCCCCAATATAGGCGTAACGGCCGGTTCGGAGGATCAGGGCGATCATGCCCTTGTAGCCCAGCTGAACTTGGAGCTCATGGGTTCCGGTGTGCTTATTCCAGTAGGGCACAAGGTAGACGTGATCAAGCTGGGGGATTGGCTCGAGGCCCAGTTGAGAGCAATCGAGCATGGCCCCGATCACCGACAGGGGCGAGCACTGGGCGATCCTGGGGTTGCGGGAAACAATAGTCCTCACAAGCGCCATCATCCGCTCAGGGCGCACGTACCGCGAGCAGGCATCGGTGATCTGGCGTTGCATCTCCGGCCGCTCCAGGACCGCGTTAAAGCTCGCAATGGCGGCCTTTGTGCCCGTCTGTCCCCGGTTGCGCTTGACCGCTTGCTGGGCCTTTTCCATGGCCGTTTGCGGTTCGGTTGTTTTTGTCATTGATCGATAACTCCTTGCTTGGTAAGCATCCGCTGTTCCCCTTTTCCAGCACCTTCCCCCCGCCGGGGGTACTCCCCGGCCGGGGGGCCTTCCCCTTCGCTCATGTACACGACTTGGTATTCATCCGTTACGAAAAGGCCCCGGTTGCATCCGGGACAGATCAGGTACTTTCCGGGGGCATACCGCCCGTTAGGTTGCGGCGGGATGGGCGCGCCACAGCTGCAATAGACCTTGCCCATGAGCGGTAAACATTGGGCGATCTGGGCGGCGATATCCTGGTAATCCTCGGTTTTGAGGTACACATCTCTTAGCGCTAGGTGACGCGCCAACATCCGCGACAACCTAGCCTTGGCGGCTAGTGGATCCATTTGTTTTAGTTCCTTCGGTGGTTATTTCTCGTCGGTGCAACTGTAAAAAAACATTTGATCGTTGGCTTTTTCTACCTCTCGAATTTTGATAAAGGCCCCCTGGTTATCGCCGTAGATCTTGGAGGTATCGCCGGCGATCACCTGGCTATCATTTTTGTAGATCACCCCCTCCAAGGCATCCTGTACCGCCCGCAAAAGCTTATCCCGATCGGGGGCCACGGTGTGGCACTTGCGCTTGACCGTCTTAGGCCTGGCGAAGACAAACACCACATCCAGCGAGATCGGGCCCGTCAAAATCTCCGGGGGCCTTTGCCCCAAAGCGGCAATCTTGATCATTTGTTGCCACTTTTTGAGCTTTTGATCGTTGGTGTCAAAAATATAAGCCCGGTACTTTTTCCGATAGTTGGTTTCGCTGTAGGCACCAGGGATCGGCACGATGTTAGCCCGGTGGTTTCCCTTTTCCTCGGGGCGGCCCGGGACAAAAAGGTTGGCGCGATACCTACTCACCGGCCATCTCCTGGGGTTTATCCTCGCCTTTCCCTGGCTCCGGGAACACCTCGGGAAAAGCGGCCTCGATCAGAATTATCCCGAGATTAACCCCAAACTTTAACCCTTCCGTTGTCCCGGGGACTTCATTACAAGTCCGCTTAAGGATGGCATGAACTTTTTCCAGAGATAATCTTGTTTCATCGCCGACATACATGGTTATTTCCTTTTCCCCTTTTTCTTCCCTTCGTCATTGTCAAAAAGCTCGCCTTGCACCTTGTCAAGGTTCACCATTACCGTTTGATTGAGCTTATCCTTGAGCCAAATAAACTGGGCATCGGTGGCGCCAAAGTTCATGGTCAAGGTGAGCATGGGATTGGGATCCTCGGCATTGGGCCGCTTGAGCACGGCGGCCACCGTATCGATGTTTTTCACCTGGATCGAATCCTCCCCCTCGCCGAAAACGGCCACCACTTCCTCCACCGGCACGGGGAGCCGGGCCCCCCAACACTCCCCCGCGTTGAGCGCTTGATAGCAGGCCGCCGGAAATTCCCCCATGGCCCCGGCGAATTGTTGGGTGAATTCGTATTGCAGGCAAAGGGTACAGTATTCCTTCACCACCTCCTTTTTTTCCTCTTTCCGAGGCACAATTGAGCGTATTTTGGCGTGATAATTTTCGAAAAACATAGTCTCACTTTCTCCTCTGGTGTTGATCCCCCTTGGTTGCTCGCCTCACCCCCCGCCGCCGGGGAGCCAAGCCAGCAACCAAACGGTCGGTTGCTGGGTGCTACTTTAGGAAGATGAGAGTTTCCGTACCGCCATAGACGGCGAAGCTTCGTTAGTCACCTCCTGGGTTAATGGTTTTGGGTTTACCACCAGTGGTTTGATGTTCATCACGGGTTCCCGCCGATCCCAAACGAACCAACTTTGATCCCTTGGGGGGTGGGTTTTGACCGTGAGATCGTATTTGACGCGATCCCGAATGGGGAAAAGCCCGGTTGGCGGATAGCGCCGGTTGAAATCGTACCGCGCCTTGCTGTGCATGAAGGCCGTGGGGAGCAGCAAGGCCACATATTCCAGCTCGAGCCCGAGGATCTTTTCAGCGAATTCGAGGCCCTGATCAAACGGCGGGTTTGTCACGGCGGCCCGGATCGCCGCTTGCCTCATGAGCGGCAAATCAAAGCTTAGCATCAAAAAATCGTGACAAACGGTGTGGCACGTTTGGGCGAGCTTTTCAGCAAGCCCTTGATCGATCTCGATAGCCGTTACCGAGTAGCCCCGATCCATGAGAGCCCGCACGATCGCCCCCTCGCCGGCGCATGGCTCGAGTACCTTGAACCCCTCGGGCGGCCTAGAATCGGCTAGAAGCGCGTCTATCACCGGCCGGGGGGTAGAATATAGGTCCCTGGGGTGGCGGGCCTTGTAGGCCGTCTTAGGCACTTCGTGATAGCCCTTTTTTTCTACGTAGCGGGTCATTAAAAGCCTTCCCTTGCCAGCTCGTCTGCCCTTGCGAGCTCGCGTTCAAGATCGTTGATCCTGATCTCGTAATCGTGCTCGAGCTCCCTCATTTCCGCTTGGGCGCATTTAAGATCTTCCTCTAATTCCTGGGCCCGATTGCGCCATTCCTGCCCCCACTCCCGAAGATCCTCGCATTGACTCCGGCAATACTCGAAGCCCTCAACCAATTCTTTAAGGGTATCCGCAACGCGATCGGCGAAAGACTCGATCTCTGAAACCTCTGATTTTCCGCCCTCGATCGCTGTCAGGTAAGTGTCAATCGTTTGGCACGAATAAGCCGGCTCTCTATCTAACGCCATAGCGATCCCCCTTCCTAAAACGGTATCGGCGTAACAACATCGAAGGGCGAAATGATCCCATCCACCCCCGGCGCATTGGCGTCTATTTGAAACCCGGCGGCCCCCTTGTGCCCCCCGCCGCCGTAGGCCTTAGCCACCGCCGAAACGTCCACATCATCCCGTGTAGAATAAAGCGAAAAATGCCACTTCCCGCCGCGATAGTGAAACGTGATCATGGCCTTATACTTTTCAGGGCTCCACACCGAATCAAAAAACTGGGAATTGGTAAGGCCCTGGTTTGCGGCGATCACATGCAACCCGTCGATCATGGCCTCAAAGCACATCGCCTCGGCCTTGATCGCGTTTTGCTTCGTTTCGTACTCGAGGATCGTTGATCCGGCTTTGACGATATCGGCAAAAACGATCGGCGAATTCCGAAAAATGAGCTCCCAGGCCGCCGCCCCCGGATCCCACTCCCCAACGCGCATCCCGTACTGATAGGGCAGGGTGAGGCGGTTGGAATGATCCCACACATCATAGCGGCCGAGGAGTAACACGCCCTCGGGAAACGGATCGTTGGGGAAAAAATGCCTCCAGGTGAGCTCACAGGCCCCGAAGCCTTCGAGCTGGAGCCCGGGGATAAAAGCGCCGGAGGCCTTGCACGCCTCGATCGCGGTCTTGTGGTGATCGATCCAGATCAACTCCTTGCACTCCTTGAGCAGGCCCAACATTTCCTCGAAGGGTTGCAATGCAAAGTCCACCATGATCACCGTCATGTCTTTTCGGATGTCTTCCCAGGGGAACTTATCCCCATAGTTGATCCCGCACAGATCGGCCTCGGGGAACTTGCGCTTGACGATCGCGGCGCTGCACTTTCCGTCAAGATCCGAGTTGTGGTAAAAGCACTTAATCATCAGTTTTCTCCTGTTTCTTCGAGAGTTCGAGTCTGACTCTATCTTTGATGTCTAAAGCCAATTCGGAAACAACGTCGGCCCCCCGCTGTATGTTGATCTGCTCGCAAAGCTTGCACTTTTCGACGGTGAGGAAAAACCTCGCACTGGATATTTCCGCGTCCAATATCTCGAGGAATTTGCCGCAACCATCACACTTAATTTCAACCTTCATCACTGTTCTCCTCAACTATCCGGGATTTCCGGATGGTTCATTTCACCTTGCTAACATCGGCGAGATACGCCTTAGCATCCGCCGAATTGGGTTCATAAAAGCGCACCGTTTTACCATCCCACCCGAGGGCCTGTAGCCCCGTTGGGCCGTCTTTTTGCTTCGCAATATCGACGATCCGGCACTCCACAAGATCATTTCCCGGGATGCCACCTTGAGGCCGGGGCCACCCCTTGAGCTCAGGGGCCCAGATCATCATTACGGTGTGCGATCCCTGCTCGAGCTTCGCGCTGTGATAGAGCTTTTCCAGCCTCGGGCGGCCGTCATGACGTGCCATTTGCGTTACAAGCAATGTGGCAACGTCCTTGTGCTTTCGGCTGAATTTCACGATCTGGGAAAACACATAATCAACATGTTGCTGCTCTTTTGAGTAGGCCTGGCCCGAGGGAACGAGCTGCAAGTAATCGATGATCACCAGATCAGCCCCCGCCGTTTGCATGTGCCTTGTCGCCGTCGATAGCATCTCGTGGACGTTATCCGGCGGGGTATCGATGTAATGGATCTTGTCGCCGTACCGGTGGATTTTCGAGGCCGCCCCGACGAACGTTTGCCATTCATCCCACCCGATCACCTGGCGCTGCACCTGGCGGTTCTGGATCCCTGACTCGGCCGAAAGATCCCGGCGCACCTGGGCCCGGGAGGAATCCTCGATCGTCACCACCAGCACGCGGGCCCCCTGGCGGGCCGCCCCCCGCTTGAAGGCCTGGCTTAGGGCGCTTTTCCCCTGGCTTGTCTTGGCGGCCACGGTGGTTACATGGCCCCGGGCTAGGCCGCCGTACACAAGGGCATTGTCCAGGGTGCGAAGGCCGGTTGTCACGCCCAGGGGGGCCGCTTCGGATTCCTGCTTAGAGCGCTGCTCGCACGCCGTCACGATCTCGGCCACAAGCTCCCGCTCGCATTCAACCGCCATGTCCTCAACCCAACACCCCTCAATCTCCCGCAGGGCCCGGGATACCAGCTCCCCAAGCTCCGGCCCGTGCAGGGCCGCCGCGTCCACCGCCGCCCGCTCACAGATGGCCCGCAGGCGCCCCCGGGCGGCCCTATCCCGGATCAGCTTGGCAAAGTGGGTGATAAGCTCAGGCGATCGGCAATACTCGGAAAGCCCCGACACCTCGAGCGCGTCTATTCCCGAGTCCAGCAAATGGATCGGAGTTACGGTGAAGCCTTCCCGGTGGAGCTTGCACGCGATCTGGTAAATTTTCCGGTGGGCGGTGGCCGTGAAATCCTCGGGCGCCAGGGTGCCCACCACTTGCTCTATCGCGTGGGGGTACACCAGGATCGTTCCCAGGATAGATTTTTCCGCCGCGTGGTGTTGATCGTTTGGGTTCATGAGTTTGGATCCAAAATCCTAAAACTTTGCTGCTGTTCGTACATGGGCCGGGTGCTCGAGTTCGAGTTCGACTTGGGCCGCCGCATAACGGCCTGGAGCCGGTCAAACTGGAGCCGGAGCTTGCCGGCGGATTGAACGTTGGGGCCCCAAAAGTCATCCTGGGCCACCCACCGGATGATTTCGGCGATGTCTTCCCAGCTCCGGCCATCCCGCCGGTTCATGAGATCAAAATCCTTGGCCCATTTGTCCCGCTGGGGGCTTTTGAGCCAATCCACCTTGGCCAGCTTGTGATCGGGCTTTTCTTCCACGATGCATTCCCGCAATAGGTCTGCCATCTCGTGGGCCTCAGTAGGTAGTGGGGCTACGGTTTTTGGCTTTTTAGGGGGGTCGGAGGGTTCGGAGTCTTCAGACTTCGAACATAAAGATATATTCTTAACCTTCTTAATATAGTATCTGTCCCCCTCACTGTCCCCCAGGTTGTCCCCCAGGTTGTCCCCCAGGTTGTCCCCCTCACTGTCCCCTCGCCGATCCCACCCTTCATTTTCACCCTGATATTTCTCCCAATTATTAATGATATACAAACAATGGCACTGTCCCCGATTTTCCGATTTTTCGCGCCGTAGGAACCCGATCGCGTCCAATTTTTGAAGTACACCATGCATGACTTTGCGTGAAACACCGATCCCTCGAGAGAGATCACGGATAGACTTCGTTGTCATCCCTGGTCCAACGGTGATTTTTTTCCAGCAACGGGGGCAAATATGATCTTTCTCTTCCCAGTTAACGCTAAGTAGGAGCCCCACTAGCGCTACACGTTGGCTATCGGTCATGGCCATCCACAGGGCGTCCTTCAGGAGGCTTCGCCAAAGCTTGATCCAGCCAGGGCCGTTGGCGCGTTCCTCGGTCATTAGATTTTACCCACCAGAGCGGCTGTGGGCTCTCCTGGGCCGCTAGAATCGATTTTTGCGGCAAGGTTGGGCTCATGGGCCGGGGGCTCCCCTTGAATCGTCTTTTCCACCCCGATCACTTGCGGGTTATCGGGGTTGTTTGGAATGTGGCGAAACCTGTACCGGTACAGCGGACACGGTAATATTGATTCAGGCGTGCATGTGCATTTTGCCACCTCTGCCGAGTTTCCGCCCATGCATTCGAGGCAAAAAAGTCTAATGGCGGCCCTTGGGCTACGTGTAGCGTCCTTTGCAAGCCCTGGGTACTTGGCCATCAACTCGTGGATTAAACGCATAACTATCCTTCCCGCCACCGCGCACGGGTGGCGTTGTTTGGTGCTCCGGTCTGTACTGAGGGGCTAGCGGCCTACTGGTGTTTGAGGCCTAGCTGCTGTTCGGCGGCGATGCAGCCCAGCTCCATCACCATGTTCCAGGTCTTGATCTTGGGGCAACGCACGCCGTCTTGATCGTACCACTGGGCCGCGTAGGCCTGATGAATCCGATCCAGGCGGGCGATCACTTTGTCGGGATAGGGTACGGTTCTAAGGCGAGTAGACTTAGATTTCTTAACGGCCATCGGTCAAACTCCACGGGTAACGAGCAAAAAGTTAGCTCAGAGTCAATAGCATTTCGTGGGTAGCAATAGGCTATTCAATTTTTAAATGTGACAAGAACAGTAGTTGCTAAGTTAATATCGGTCAACCCAAAAAATAACCAGGCAAAGTATTTTTTTTAACATGTTGTGGTACTATTACTGGGTTAACTTCACAAGTCCGTATGTGTACGGACAAGCGGGGGGATTCCTTGAAATCACAAAGGGTTATTCATTTGCAAAAGGGGTTGCAACGTGGGTAAGAAATTGGGTTACAGGGTAAGAATGTGTAGGTTAAATCTTGGCATAACACAAAGGGAACTGGCGAAAGCTTGCGATTTATCAGCGGCCTACATTTCCCAGATCGAGAGTGGAAAAAAGCAGAATATTGGAAGAAATAACCTCGAAAAGATCGCTGAAGCGTTAGGGGAAACGGTTGAATTCCTGCTCTACGGGACAAAGAAGGATCCCCCAGTTAAGCGGCCGGTACTGTCAAAGGATGAAAACGCCATGCTCGAGATCTACAGAAAACTGGCGGATGAGGGCCAGGAATCGGTGCGAAAATATCTTGCGTGGTTACTTTATGAGCAGGAAAAGATTACTAAGTAAAAAATCTGGGTTGAAATTAACTCCCGCCTACGCAATAGATATCAACATATGAACTTCGAGTTGAAACAATCGGTGGACCGCTCGATCTTGGGTTATCTGATTTATCATCAGGCCAAAGCTACCAGGATCAAACCTTCGTTCACCGGTTTCCATTTTGGAAACAACTGCGAATTCTCCTCGGGGGACCGCTAGAAATGGGTTACCACTGCTAATGGAGGAATGTTGGTTCGAGTCCAACCCGTCGATGAAAATTCGGCGGTAGTTTAATTGGAAGAACACTAAAACCCCATTTCCCCCTTCGTTCCCCGAGGAGTTTTTGTTTTTCAGAGCATGAAACCCCCTCGAAAAACGCCTCTATCAAGCTTCACAAATGACTATCAGCCCCCTAAAAACCCCTTCATCGAGCAGAAAAAACAGGCCCGGGAACAGGCCAAAAAGGCCCGCTCCAGGGCCAAAAGAAACCCTCCAGAGAAGCAAAAAGCTCGCAACGCGGTTCGAGCGGCCATCGCCAAGGGCGAGCTCGTACCGAAGCAATGCGAGCTATGCTTTGACGGATGCCAAAAGTGGCCCACCGAAGCTCACCATGAAAGCTATGAACCCGGCCAAGAGCTCAACGTCAAATGGGCCTGCAAATCTTGCCACGATAAGCTATCCAGCGCGGCCTGGAGGGAATCTTACCGGCGCAAGCAACGGTTGGGCTGGCCTTCAACCGTCTGTCACGTCATGGGCCCGCAATGCGCCGGTAAGAGCTTTGCTCTGCGTCGGGCTGGCGTCGGAAAAGAGCTGTGCTGGGATGTCTTGAGCTTTTATGAGCGCGTCGGGGCCGTGGAGCCAGGCGAGTCTTTCCCGCCCAAGCTTCGGTTGCTCCAGCCTCAAGAGTGGTACAGGCGCACAGCGGGCCTTAAACGAGACTTATTCGACTGGCTACAGAGGGGCCCAAGGGTGCTTTTTGTGGAGTCCAGCGGCCTTAACAGGCGCCTCAATGGCTTTCTCCTCGATGCCATGGCTCAAGGTCGATTCAAGATCGTTCCCATCTATTTGGACGCCACACCGCAAGAGCTCGTGACTCGGGCCAGCCTTCGCAAGCTTGACCTCGAGTCAGTCTTGAGTTTCCAGCGGCGATGGCGCACCAAGATCGGGAAAGTTGAGACAATGTGTCACAGCCAGGCCGTGGAAGCCATTCAAAACGTGCTCAATCGTGCAACTTTTGCATAGGTCTAAGGGCCGCGGTGGATATCAAGCCGCGGTTAAAAAAGGCTAGTATTTTCGCAGGAAAAAAGCCGGTTGACCTCCCCCCTCCAC